AGATGAAAGCGTACAATGAGATCGGCCTAGCTCGTGAAGAGATGGGACGTATGGATTACCTGATGCGTGTGCTTGATGCACGTTGTAATCAGCTAGGTGGCATGATTGTTGAGATTGCAGAGACACCTGCAGAAGATCAAATGAAGAAACTTCCAGACCAAGAGGTAACTGATGACGACTAATCAACTCCCAACGGATTATCAATCCTTCATCCACAAGTCACGGTATGCAAAATACTTCGATGGGTATGGGCGTGAGACATGGGACGATACAGTGACACGATACTCTACCAACGTCATTTCTGACAAGGTAGATGCTGAAACTAAGTATGAGATTGAACAAGCTATCCTTGGCCTAGAGATTATGCCATCTATGAGAGCCATGATGACTGCTGGTCCTGCACTTGAACGTGACAACACGGCAGGGTACAACTGTTCATATCTCCCAGTAGATGATCCTAAAAGCTTCGACGAAGCGATGTTCATCCTCTTGTGTGGCACGGGGGTTGGTTTCTCTGTAGAACGGCAGTACATCACTAAGCTCCCAGAAGTACCAGAGCTGTTCGAGAGTGACACCACAATCATCGTGAAGGACAGTAAGGAAGGTTGGGCGAAAGCTTTCCGTCAATTACTGGCACTCCTATGGGCTGGTGAGGTTCCTCAATGGAATGTCTCAAAGGTTCGTCCTGCAGGTGCAAGACTTAAAACGTTTGGCGGTAGAGCATCAGGCCCAGCGCCTCTCGTAGAGTTGTTTAACTTTGCTGTGACTACATTCAAGGGTGCACAGGGACGTAAGCTATCCTCTATAGAATGTCATGACCTGATGTGCTTCATTGGTCAGATCGTTGTGGTTGGTGGTGTTCGTCGCTCTGCTATGATCTCATTGTCTAACCTGAGTGATGATCGTATGCGTCACGCTAAGTCAGGACAGTGGTGGGAAACTGCAGCGCACCGTGCGTTGGCTAACAACTCTGTATGCTACACAGAGAAGCCTGACGTAGAAACATTCATGCGAGAGTGGACAGCTCTGGTTGAATCTAAGTCAGGAGAACGAGGGGTATTTAACCGTGAAGCATCTAAGAAACAAGCTGCAAAGTATGGTAGACGTGATAGTGATTACGACTTCGGTACAAATCCTTGCAGTGAAATCATTCTTCGTCCGTACCAGTTTTGCAATCTTACCGAGTGTGTCGTACGTGCTACAGATACTATCGACGACTTGGAAAGAAAGGTCCGTCTGGCAACAATTCTGGGCACTATACAATCGACGTACACAAAGTTCCCATATCTGCGAAAGGTGTGGAGAGATAATACAGAAGCCGAACGACTGCTCGGTGTGTCACTCACGGGGATAATGGATAATCCTCTGTTGACTGGAAAGAACAGAGGACTCGATGAAACACTTGCTCATCTTCGTCAGGTGGCTGTTGATACTAATGCTGAGTGGGCTGATCGTCTTGGTATCCCTGTATCTGCTGCTATCAGCTGCGTTAAGCCAAGCGGCACTGTCTCTCAGCTTGTTGATTCAGCATCTGGTATACATGCTCGCCACTCACGGTTTTACATTAGGACTGTACGAGGAGACAACAAAGACCCTCTTACTCAGTTTATGAAAGACCAAGGCATTCCTCACGAGCCATGTGTATTTAAGGGTGACACTACTACAGTGTTCAGCTTTCCTCAGAAGTCACCAGACAATGCGGTAACACGTAACGATATGACTGCTATTGAACAGTTAGAAATGTGGTTGGCTTATCAACGTAACTGGTGTGAGCATAAACCATCGGTGACTATCTCAGTACGTGATCATGAGTGGTTAGACGTAGGTGCATTCGTGTACAAACACTTTGATGAAATGTCAGGTGTGTCTTTCTTACCACACTCAGATCATACTTATCAGCAAGCACCTTATCAAGACTGTGGAGCAAGCGACTATCATCAATTACTAGAACTTATGCCTAAAGCTATTGACTGGTCTAAGCTTTCAGAGTATGAACAAGAGGACAACACTGTAGCGATGCAAACAATGGCTTGCTCTGGTGACTCATGTGAAATCGTAGACCTAGTTTAGGGTCTACACCTTCACCCTGCGTAAAGGTCTGTCGAATAAAAGATGGATACTGCGCAGGGTGTTTACGAACCGTAGATGAGATACGTGATTGGATGATCATGTCTGACTACGAACAAAAGAAACTGTTATACGAACTGAAGTGGAGAGAAGATGTACGTAATGATCACTCGTAATCAATGTAACTTTTGTGATCAAGCTAAAGCTTTATTGAAAGGAGCTAACTTACAATACACTGAATATAATATTCAATCTAAATCTAGTTCGTGGTTGCTTTACCTTTTAAAACGTTCTAGTATCGTCACAGTGCCACAGGTATTTAGTCCTGCAGGATCTCATATTGGTGGCCACAAAGAACTTAAGGAGTACCTTGAACATGGGCAAGCCCGTCAGAAAAGCGTTTAATAAAGCACTATACGAAGCATACGATTCGCAAGCAAAGGATGCTTTGGTGCAGTATCTCACAAAGAAAGGGCATGTGCTAGTCAACACTGAAGAAAACTACCACGTAGATGTTGTCTCTCAAAAACATGGCTACACATACTTCAATGAAGCTGAAGTTAAGGTAGCCTGGGATGGTGACTGGCCTACACACTGGAGAGAGATACGTATACCAGAACGTAAGCAACGCTTACTTGATAAGTATCAAGGTGAGAACGGAGTGCTTAACTTCTACGTCTTTCGTAGAGACCTTAAACAAGCTTGGCGTATCAGAGACTTCCTGCTAACCCAAGAAAGTTTAGGTGAAGCAAAGGGTAGATACATCAGACCAGGTGAGTTGTTCTTCCACATTCCATATACAGAAGCGGAGTTGATTATACTATGACAGATAACGTGAACAAGCCTCCTCACTATGGCCAAGGTGACATTGAATGTATTGATTACATTAAAGACATCTTGACAGACGAGGAACTTATCGGTTATTATCGGGGTAACGTTGCGAAGTATCTACATCGTTGGCGTTACAAAAATGGTCTAGAGGATTTGAAGAAAGCAAGATGGTACCTAGAAGCACTTATACAGCATCAAAGCAGAAAATGAAACCATTCAACGAAGGCTACCAAGCTTTTCTTGAAGGCAACTTGGGTAATCCCTACCAAGTTAATACGAAAGATAACAGGGATTGGGAGATGGGTTTTACAAAAGCCTACTTCAAAAACAAGGAGCTAGTAGTTGAAAGAGAGCTTAGAGAAAGAAGCAAAAAAGTTTACTCAGCAAAAGCGTAAAGCTCCTACAACAAAAAGCCTGACTGCAAGAATCTACTTGGCGGGTCAGGCTTTAACTGGTCTGTTGGCAGGGGCAAGGTCGAGTAACGATATGCGAGAAATAAAACGGCAAGCGTATGATTGGGCAGATTATATGTTAGATGATGACACATAAAAAGAGGGGGGCATCAAGCCCCCTTATTCATATTCTTTTGTATAAACCTCTAACTCTTTCAAGTCATCTTTGATTGAAAGATAAGCTCGAAGAACTTCCAACTCCGCCCTAGTAAGATTTTCAAAATCATTCTCTAGAGATTCTAGCTCTCCCAAAGCTTTCTTAATTTCTTTTGGTGAGTTACCACTTGTTATTTCATACTGCAAATCTATTGTATCTAGTGGACCAGAGTACTGCATGTAAAGAAAAGTCTTTGCAAGTTCTTTAGCTTTCTCTACTCTTTTTGTCCAAACAATATTCTTACCTTCTTGGTCTAGACCTCGAAACCATTTGCTCTTAACCAGAAGTCCAGCCTCTGCTTCCATCACATCAAACAGTATCCCGTTATATCTGTTCGCAGCTTGAGGTGATTGAAGCCTAACCTTCCTTGCGGCATTGTAATCAAAAGCGTCAAGACCTGCCATGTTCATCACACGTTGAGTATCTGTTAGTCGTATGTTACGTATACCAAACATTTTTGTACTATTAATATCAGCTGGACCTGTCGCAGCCTGTTCAAGTGTTTCTGCTAGTGGCTCACCTCTAAACAAAGCTACGACATTATCAACATATCTTAGCGCATCATTAACACCTTTGTTATTTTGATAACGATCAATAGGTCTTGCTTCTTCTTTGCGTAGAATACCTATACCTAAGTTGATAGGTTCAAGGGGTCTTAATATTGCTGATGCAGGTTGCGTAAATACAGAGCTTGAAAAGAGTTGCTCTGTAGCTCTCCACAAATCTCTTGTCTCAGGATCAAACATATCTTTGAGTGGTGTTATAAGATCTCTTTGAGTCTTTGTCAGGTTTCTTGTAAGTCCACCAAGACTAAAGTCTTCAACTAACATAGTTGCTTCGGCTGATGGCATAGCTTCATCTCTACGAGCATAGGCAACCCATCTTGCAACACCTCTAAATAAAGATATAGGATAGTCATACCTTTGATTTATAACTTCACCAGTCAGTGGGTCTACCATGGCGTATAGAGGCAGACCATTATCTATTTTTTCACCCTCAGCACCTGACAAAGACCAGACAAGACCAGCTACTACAGCAGATCTAACAACAGCCTCATCTAAAGGCATATCTAGGTTTTTAGTGGCAGCCATTACGATGTTTAAACCTGGAGCATTTCTCCCAGTAAAGGCGACAGTGTTGTTAAAGAATCTACCAAAAGGTATAAG